ATCAAGAGCTGTATTAACTGTTAGAGCACCCCAAACATACATGTCACATGGTGGTTCACCACTTGTTCCAAACTTAACAAGTTGTCCACCAAAACGACCAAAGTTCAATGTTGTTGGCGTATCAAACAAGTTAATGGCCGTTGCTGGAGCATCCAATCCGGTTGTTTGTAATTGTAATATGCCTGTGGCTGAATTAAGAATCAAATTGCCTGAGGCAGTGGTAATAGTATTATTGTTGGCACCACTGGCAACCTGAACATTACCAAGTAATGCACCTGAGCCTTCAATGTCGCCAAATAAAACATTGCCAGCTGAACCAGAAAATACTTCACTGCTATTGGTTGCATCTGGAATAACTGTGAACACACTTGCACTATCATCCCAACCAAAGAAACCACGCTTGGCCGCGGCACCAGTGTGATATCTAAATTCAATACCGCGATCCTTATTGTCATCACTGCTGGGAGCAGTGTCACCACCCAAGGTAAAGATTGGATCATCAATGGTAACAGTTGTACTGTTGACAGTTGTGGTTGTTCCGTTGACAGTTAAATCACCACCAACAGTTAATTTGCCAGCAACAAAGGCATCAAGTGCAACACCTAGACCACCATCAGTTTGAATACTACCTGTGGTGCCACTGGTTGCATTGGCTTGACTATCAACATTGATTTCACCACCAACCCATAAACCCTTTTTAATACCAACACCACCTTTGACCTGCAGACCACCAGAGTCTTGATTGCTTGTAGCAGTTGTGGTAGCTAACACCACATCACCAGTTGTGGCATTGGCTGTCACTTGGCTAGCACCAACAGTAAAATTACCATTGGCAGTCAATGCATTTTTAACTGTGGTGGTTCCTGAAGTTGAACCAATGTTAATCACTGTACTGGCACCTGCAACATCAACTTGACCAGTAGCGGTGTTGAATACTGTGGCACCACTAGCACCAGCATTAGGGTCTATATCAATAGTGTCGGTGTACACATTGCCATTGATAGTGGCATTGCCTTTAATTTCAGCATTACCAGCAGAAGTCACTTTAAATTGTGGATATGCATTTGGACCACTACTTTCTAATGTGCCAGCATCCATTAAGAACAGTGCATAATCTGCACTTTGTGTGCCAATACCCACATTAGTTGCTTTTACTTCAGTTCTACCAACTGTGATTGAACTGCTACCTGTCACTAATTCTAAGTTGTATTTTTGTCCAACACCAAACCCAATTGCGGCTTGTAAAGTTGCGGTGCCAGCTGATCCAGTGCCAGTTGTGCTAAAACCTATACCAGCGATGGCATTGGCAAAACTTGTTGCCAGTTTAAAACTTGTGCTGGTAGCGCCAAATATAAAATAATAAATGCTGGTGCTTAAACCTACCAATGTTCCCACTGCACTTAATTTAACTTTGGCACCAGTTACCAATTCAGTTGAACTAAATGCGCCGTTGACTGTGACCTGACTACTCACAATAGTAATACTTGAATATGAAACAATGCTGGTGCTAAATTTTTGTTCCAGGCTCAATGGCGTGGCCACAGCATTGACATCAGCCACTGTTGTCAATGCTGTTATATCAGTTGCTCTTACAGTGGTAGAACCAGCTACAATTAAATTACCTGGAACCGTTTGATTTTGACTGTTACGCCATTGCCCGGTGCTGACATCATAATTTAATAGATCGCCTGAGGCAACGCTGGTAATGGTAACATCACTTAAATCTGTAAAGTTTACAGGGGCTACACTGGTAACACCACCATATGTGGTTCCATCGCCAACCCACATTGGACTCACACCCAGCGCGGCGTGATCCGTTACAAAGAAAGGCTCACCTTGTGCTAACACAAGTGCTAATCTTTGAAAGTTTGTTCCTCTTTTTATTTGTAATGCCATCTTCAAATCCTCATTTCAATGTTATGATATAACCAAACTTGGTTCGCTACCATTAGCGTTTTGACAGACTCTAGCCTGACGAATATATTCTTTATTCACTCCCGGATAAAATTCCCTGGCTATAGTTTCATATTGTGTAGTACTTATGGGGATTCCATATCCACCTGCAGAGAAAGCCCAAGAAGACAACATACCATAAGTTACAAATCTTGTTCCACTTGGAAATTCTAATGTTGAATTTGGAGTTCTTGATCCTGGTGCTATATCACATTGATCTGTTATGGGCAAAGGATTGGCCTCATCATCAAAGTAACAATAAGCAATTACTTCATTGGGTGCAATGATTCTATAATAAATTGGTAGTGTTGCTGCCGCAATAAATGGATTAGCTTGACTATATGGTGGAACAAAGGATCCTAGCAGTCTTGGATGACCATTGTTAGGTGTTGCACCAAGTTCTGGAATTTTTAATGTTGAAAATGTGTAGCTGTAGCAAGGATCTGTATAGGTGCCACCACCTGTGATATATTTCATTGGCAATGCATAAGTGCCTGCTTCTCTTTTCATCTTAGGTGGCATGTTTTGTGTGATCTCACAATCATCCATGATCCAAGTATTTGTAACATTTATTTTACTTAAATTGACCACACCAAAATCTACAGTCCTGTCGGTATTAAAATCATTAGTATCTTCTTGTATGGCACCATCATAGCTAAACTTAATTGTATTTGTTCCTGGGAAGGCTTCAATGTTGATGCCTGCACCATGTGTTAATTTAATATCAGTGCCAGCTGATGCTGAAACAACATCAGTCCCAACAGTTGCTGTCTTGAATGATGCACCTGCACTGGATTCAAATGTAATCTCACCACTGATACTATCAGCACTGATAGTCATACCAGTGCCAGCAACCAAGGTCACTGTTGGAGTTACAGTTGATAAAATGTTGTTGGCACCAACAACAAATTCTTGAAATGGATTTGTTTGTGCATCAAGTTTTGCTTTTTGTAGAATAACTTCTGCATCTGTTGGTATGCCCAACAATTTACCAAGTTCAGTTGTGCTCAAGGCCGATAACAACTGAGGATACAATGCCTTGTAGGCAAAGTAGGCCAGGGCACCAGCACCAAGTATAGGCAACAAACTCAATAAATCTGTACCAGGACTCACTGTGGTTGTATTGCTAATTTGATCTGTTACTTGAACAGGTAGCCATACATTTTCAGCAGTCAATGTGCTGTAAGAACCAAATCCGCTTTCATTACCAGCACGAACTTTAAATTTATAAGTGGCAGCCAATAATGCTTCTGCTGTGAAAATTACACTGGTACCCTGCACATAAGGGCTACCATTGCTGTTGCTCACTGTGCCAAGTAATGTAAAAGTAGAATCAGCATAACCTGCTGTGCTACTGGCCCAAAATTCAAAACGATCTACAATACCACTTGGTATAACACCACTCAATCTAATATACGGAACAGCAATAGTATTGAATTGTGTAATTGTTGGTGCCGCTGGGGTTCCAATGATGTTGATATCTGGGATAGCAATTGGTTTGGTTGGAACCCGTGGTCTTCTTAATTGACCACCAGCAGTATACATGGTCTCATCATATTCTTGTGCTGTGATTTCAACTGCAATGCCACCATCTTCAGTTTCTATCTCTTTTACACGAATCACACGATATGGTTTATTTGTCCATCCATACACACTACTGGTGATACTGATAACATCACCTGCTTCAGTGTTGATTTTGCTATAATCAGTTGCAAATGTAACCACCTGATCCATACGGTTTTGATACAGGGCTAGATAACCAAGTTCTCTGGCCTGCAATGGTTCATTGATTAGATCCAATGTAATTTGTAATTCATTGTCTGGTTCATTTGCATTGCGATAATCAGTGGGCAAATCAAGTGTGATAATATCGCGTTGATCACGCACTTGTCTATGCGGGAATTCAACTCGCACACTATTATATAAACTGTCTAATGATGTGCCAGTTAAATCAATACCAGAAATTATATTAGTATCGTTGAAACTCAATACTGGAGCCGAGTCGCGGTTGATTACAACTCCCCAAGTGCCTGTGGTAATATCGTAATTTAAAAATGCGCCAGAATTATCTGCAAGTCGTTGTAGGTTGGCCAGTACATTGTCTTTTGTGTTGACTAGACCGTTGATTTGATAACGATTGGCAAGAGTTTTTACTGTGTTATCGCTTTCATCAAAATAATTCACAGTGTCTGCAGAATAACTGTTCAATGCTACCAAGGTGGCAGTGTCAATGTCACCAGCATCTATACCTGCACCACTCACAGTGTTTGTCATGTAACTGTACAATGCATCACCAGGTTTGAATAGGTTATTGCTCACTTGGAATTGTAAATTTGGTAATGCAGTAATGCCCTTGTCACGATTGTAGGTGACCTTTACCAGGGCAAATGTAAGATTGGCCATACGATGATCATTGGTCCAATCTGGAAACAGGGTTCTAGCATCTGCTGGCAATACTGCTGGGGCTATTGGGGAGCCACCACTTAAAAAATTACTTGGCAGTGTGGGTGCAAAACTGCCTTTCTCATACAGGTAAATTTGAACAAGATCTCTGGGACTTGTATTCACAGTGCCCTCATCTTGATTGGTCACATAGTCAACTGTGATACCATCACTCTTAAATGTGACCAGTTGATTATCCAAGTACACGCTGTCAATGTTTGTTTTGATTGTGGCACTATCACTGAGTCTAGTTGTGATGTTTGGCACTTCACTCAGAGTCAAACAGAACCACATTACTTTATTTTGATCCACAAGTTGTGCATCAGTTATACGACCACCAAAATATGCACTACCAAATAACAGTGGTATTGGATTTGTTGTATCTGGACTCGCTTGAAGTCTAACACCTGTGTCAATTGGAGCACTGGCATTGGGGTCTGGTTGATTTCTATTGATCAGTCTACTGACGCCGTAGGCAATCAATATGCGAACAACAGCATTACCTATGCCTGAACTTCCAATTGCGGCCATTGCGGCTGATAAGAATCCTGCCATGTTTTTATTCCTTTATCCAATGCGTTTCTATGCATCGCCATCCACGACGGCTCAAATCAATATTGCTTGAACCAGGTTGCGTAGATAAACTTACCTGATCCACTAATTTATCTCGTATAAATCTTTCACTGTCTTGTTGCCAACGAACAAATAGTTCTGCGCTGGCTCTAGTACCACGATAGGCTGGGTCAACCCACCAAAATAATTCTCTGAGTCTACTACGACGACTGATCCAAGGATCTTGTTCTCGTATGGCACCAATCATACCACCAACATGACCACCAACCTCCATGACCATGAGATATTCTCGTTGTATCATATCAGCAAGTCTACGATTAGCAGAATCATAATCTATCTTGGTCCATTCAGTGCAATCTAATACGCTGGCCTGAGCAAAAGCCACCAACAGACGCATTAGTTGTGCGAGGTCTGTAACCTGTGCTGGTCTAATCATCATGTGCCTGCGTATGGTTTACCAAAGTCAAAATTGGTATTGGCAATGGTGGCCACACGATCAAATCCACGATCATCACCACGATAGGCACTACCTACAGCATTGATGGTGATGACTGTTACTATTCCGCCAGAGACTGTGATATTTGCAGTGGCACCTGAACCAGTGCCCGAGACTGTTGTCAATGCAACAGCAGTGAATGATCCATTGGCGTAGCCTGTGCCACCAACAACATTGCCAATTGTGGCGATAGCACCTGTTGAAGTGGTTGTAAGAACTCTAAATTGAAATCCAGTGCCGCTGCCATCTGTGGTAAACTTCAAAATACTACCAGGCCATAGATACTTTCTTTCACTGGTGTTTGTTCTTTGACTGTTATTTTTTGCGCTTAACACATTTATAATGCTTGAACAACTTAAACTGACTGTGGTTGTGGTTGTTTGGCTAAACTGATTGAATTCATCATTGAAACTGTAATTGGCAACAACACCTTTGAAACGAATACTTGGATTGCCGGCTGTGCTTAGTGCAACTCCTGTATCAGCGTTGAAGAACACACGACGAATTGTTACTGGAGTTCCTTTAAGGGCATAACTCATCATGCCAGCAACAAAAGCCTGATCAATTGCCGCAAGACTGATTGTGATATCATTCTTACTTGTTTGTAATTCATTGTTGAACTCACTGACACTCAACAAGATACCTTGTGGTGTGTATGAATATGATACATTGTCTTCTTCTGTGATAGAAAAGGCAGTGTCATGATTGCTGATTCTAAGCATGCCATAATCGGGCACATCAATACTGATAAAAAGTGCTTGACGGATTTTGGCATAACTGGTTAAGTCTAATGCAGAACTCATAGTAGGCTCTCATAAAATTGGAATTCACCATTCCAACCAACAATATCTCTTTCAACAATGGTCCAAGTTGGACAGTCAGTACAGATCAGTTTCCATGATACATTGTTGGCAACAAATATAGGCAATGGATCATTGCTAGGTGTTTCCAATATTGTTCTATGAACCTGAACCAATTGAGTTGCCGCACCACCTTTGACCACATCCGTGGTGATGGTATAAACATGGCCGCCTGCCACATCGGGTTGTATGAAATCGCCAGCCTTGAATAACACAGCACCAGCAGAACCAGGCATACTGCCAAGCACAAACTTTGTTGTATCGCTGGCGGCTTCAGTGGCACTATACTTCCAGGTCATCACTTGTGGGCTTGCCTGGGCACCACGATAACCCAGCATCCAACTGTAGCCTGTGCTGCCTAAACTGACGGTTTGGGTGGTAAGTTTATTTGAATTATCAATATTCTCAATATACCCACGCACATCACTCCAGCGCATGCCTGTTGGCATCGCAACAGTAAAGCGCCATACAGCACCACCACGACTGATGCTACGGACTCTTTGGTCACGGGCAATTGTTTGACTGACCACAGGTCTTTTGTTTATGCTGATACTTTCAGCGTTGTCAAATATCCATTGAAAACTCATATCTTATCTCCTACCTGCTGGTATTGAACTGCGACCTTTTTCAGTCACAGCATATAAAAACTCTGGCTCTCTGGCCAACATCTGGCGAAAGCTGGTGGCATCAACAGCACTGATATTGTATGTAACTTGAGTGTTACCACCACCTCTACTGGCACTCAATTGATTGTTGGGGATGATGGTTCCTGCACTACGACTTAAAAATAATTCGGGGCCATTTTCTCCAACCAGGTAAGGTGTGTTGGCCGCAACAGGTCCGCCACCGGCTCTACCTGGAACACCAGCCAACATTGAAAAGAAGTTGCCAATGCCACTGCCAGTTCCTCCACCACCAAATAAACCCAATGCTATTTGTTTGGCTTGTATCCGAACAAAGTCACTGATGATACTGTTGGCCAGATCTTTGAAACTCAACTTACCAGTTTTGACAAAGTTAACAATGGCATCTTCAAAGCCCTGTGTGAATGTTGCAAAATAACCTTGTGCCTGCTTGCTGGCATTGTTGGCATCTTCAGCATATTGTTTGTATGCTTGTGCCCAACCTGTTCCAAATTCACGACTCTTATCAATTTGTTCTTGTGTGTTCTTGACCAACTGGTCAGTGGTCTTTTGTTGTTCTTCTCTAATTCTTGTTTGTTCTTCTGCACTGACTTGTCCATCCCGACCCAGTTTCAATTGTTCTTGTTGGATCCGTTGTTGAGCGGCCAGTTCGCCTGACAATCTAATGGCATTGATGGTTTGTTCATTCTGTGTGCTAGTTAGATCAATCAGTCTGGTCTTTTGTGTTATGTTGTCATTGTCTCTGGCAAACAATTGATTCAATGAATCTACTCGTTGTTGTTCAACACGCAAGGCATCCAAGTTGGCTTTGGCATACTTGCCAACCGTTTCAATTTGAAGGCCTGTAATTTTTTGTATTCTTGCAATGCTGTTTTCTAATGCTTCCACTTTTGCAGGAGCATTGGCATCAATGCCTATTTGCAATTTGGTTTTAGCAAGTTCATCACTTAAACTTATAATTAAACTTCTTTGGCCTACCAATGAAGCATATTTTGCCTGCTCTATGGCCAATTGCTCTTCACCTAGGCCTATTAGCTTGGTCGACGCATTTAGATCTTGTAACTTATATCCTAGGCCATTTTCATAGTTGTCAGTGAGTTGTTGTTGCTGTAGACTAAACTGATTGATTGCATCGTTCAAGCGATTCTGCAATTCATATTCTTGTGTTTGTTGCTTGGCTCTAACTGCGGCTGTTCTTGCGGCCAGTTCTGCGGCTCGTTGACCAGCACCTTCTGGTCCACTCAATTGTTTGTTGGCAGCAATGTCTGCTTGAATGCCTTTGATATCTGCATCTGCTTGTGCTTTGATCTTGTTCATCTCATCACGAGTGCGTAATGCGGCCTGTAAGAATGTCTGGCTGGTTGCATCTGCTATGCGTTTGGTACTGGCTTCTAATGCTTCTTTATTGATGTTGCCAGCGGCACCAGGGGCTGTTGGAGCAGGTGCTCTGCCTAATAATCTTCTGTTTTCATTATCTACTTCACTCTGTGGTAAGAAGTTTGGTTGTTTTATGCCCAGGGTAGATTGTATGCTTTTCTTAATGCTGTTGTATAACTTTTCACTAGCATCAAATGCCGCATTAATTTCAACAGCCAGGCTACCAAAGAATGTCAAGAACTTGGTTGATAATGTGTTCTTGAATTTGTCAATGGCATCATTGTATTTGTTAAGTGCCGCAATTTGTTCATCAGTGATGGCATTTTTACCTGCTGATACTTTTGACCAATCAACCCTGGCAGCTTCTTTGCCCAACAAACTGGTTGCAAGTCTTGCTCGTTCAGCAGGATCAGCAATTTGCCCCAAGGCCGCAATGGTCTCTTGTAGGATTGCTTCACTGCTTCTAAGTTTGCCATTGACATCAACTGTGTTGACACCCAACGCTCTAAAAGACTCTTTGTAGGTGTTGTTGCCATCGGCGGCTTCACCAATGCTGACACTTAATTTACTGGCAAACTTTTCAAATGTATCAGTGCCAGCACCAGCCGCAATCAGGCTTTGTTTGAAGTCTAGCAAGTTGCTGGCGCCAATACCAGTGGCATCGCTTAGATCGCCTAGGCTATCAGCCAGTGCTAAGGCTTTGCCACCCAGAACAGAAAGCACGGCTGCGGCTGCGGCGGCTGCCAATCCAACTGGCCCCAATTTACTAACAATACCTGTCAGTGTATTACCCAGGGCACCACCAGAAGGTATTAATCCTTCTATGTCTTTGCCAAGGTTCTGAATCGTTCCGCTGACAGCCTTGATGCCGGCTTCACCTTCAGTCTTAAACTTTAAGATAAAATTTTCTATTGTTGCCATTTTATTTTCCTAACTTTTTAATTTCATCAGCAATGAACTTTTCAGTGGGCTTGGTCATGCCCTTTCCACCGTTTTGCTTGCTCCACCCTGTATCTAGTCGACCAGCATAAGGATAGTTGGCTTGAATCTCATCACCTTTGAGCACGGTGCTTCGTTGAGCGTTGCCAGAGTCTTTGGGAGTTATATTTTTAAAGAAAGTGTAGGCCTTAGCAGCCAAGTTTTTACTTGCCAAGTCCGTTGACAACTTCTGTATGCGTTTGCTTATTTCACCTGCCATTTCATTTCTTTCCTATAATCTCCAACAACTGCTCTTGCGAGTATTGGGTTCCTCCGCCACCATTTGCTTCATCTCTTTGATGCTGTTCCCAAGTTAAGGAAATATCATACACCATTAAATCAAAAGTACTGGCTCTATTAATTACATCACTAGGTAAAACTCCATAATGCTTGGCCATGGCACCTATTGTAATTAACTTGACTGTGGCCCAGTCACTACTGTTGATGACATGGCCTTTGACTTTCCCAAGTTTTCATTTATCTTTACCAAGGCGGCAAAGCAAATGTCCACTGGCAACATCTCATCTTCTTTTACTACTGGGTTACCTGACTCATCCAACACAATCTTACGAATCAGTTTATTTAATTCTGTTCCATCTTCATCCTGCTGAACTTTAAAAAAGTTAAAGTAGGTGTTTAGGTCTACATTGTCATACATGTAGAAGGTGATGGTATCACCGTAGGTCTCAACGATCTTTTCATCATCAAGATCCATTTTAATCAATTTGGGTTTTTTTGCCACTGCGCTTATTAACATATCTTATTGTCCAATCTTATCTTTTAGGTGGTGTATGGTGCTTAGTAGAAAACGCATTCTTGCGTCTGCTTGTTCCAAGTCCTTACGAGCACATTTTAATTCTGCAACGCATTTGGCCGCTTCTGCTTCCATGCTTTTGAGAATATCACTGGTGTCTAACTTATCAAAAATCATATCTACCTCCTTGGGCGATAATTATATTTAGCCCAAAAGAAAAGAGGATCCTAAGATCCTCTTTTTCACTTACATCAACTTGTGATTGATTAAGCGATGCCGACCAATGTGTAGTCACCGTTAACTTCAACAGTTACTGGTGACACCCAGACTGGACTATCTGCTGACACTTTTGGTGCCAATGATCCAATAAAACCAGTACCCATGATTAGGTAGTTGTCTGGCGTTTGGCTAATGGTAGCACCCGACGGAGCAACCATGAAGGCCACCTGTGTGCGGCTATTACTATAACCAAAGATACCACCAGTTACGATGGTTGTATTAGTTCCTGGAGTCGTTCCAAAGAATAATGTTGGGTCAAGCACAAAGTTGCCGCTGATGCTGTTGGTTGAAACTGTTGTGATAACATTTTCACCTGACTGACTCAGCGTCTTGAAACGGAATGATCCGTTGGCATTGTTGATTGTTACATCTTGTAGGCCCGTTAATTCGATTGCACCAGCTACTAGTGTTAAAGCACCAGTTGAAGCATCAACAGCGGAGTAAAAATCACTACCTGTTAATGTTGCGTGAGCTGTGGCATCATACTTAATGAGAACAAGTTTAACCCAGTTTGCTTGTGTTGTTGCGTTAATGTACGCCATGGTTAGTGTTCCTTAATTGATTGTATAAAATCTATATTCAAATTCATAAACGACTCGGTCGTCTTTGATAGAAGTTGAATAATCAAATTCCCTGCGGTATGCAGTGGTAATTGTTGTGACTCCCTTGGCTTGCGCCAATGTGCCCAATGCTGAATCTAAATCTGCGTTTCTGTTTTTAGCATCTACTGAAAGATATCCACGCACACGAGTAATTTGTTGATTGATGTCTGTGCTGTTAAGCATGGATATCAATTCACTACTTTCTGTGAAAGGTTCATCTATGTAGACTTTTCTTTGGTTCTTTAGGTGAAGAGGATTACCACCTTCTTCCCAGGGCAACTCCTGACTGGGCTTTATGCTACCAGTCAGGTTTGCTGTCAAGTAATTTAAGATTGCAGTTCTCATCTTACTCTAACCAAGTTTTGTTTACTTGGGGATTTCTCAGTGTAAACAATAGTACCATTGTTGCTGTAATCATACCAGTCGCCAGATTCAAGAATAATTTTATATAGATCTAATGCTTGTTCTTTATAGAACTTGATCTTGGCCATTTCCGCTGATTCGGGATTGCCAAAGTCAGCTACTCGCGGCAAGATATATTCACTCATGACATGATAGACATTTAAGTCTTTGAACTCCTGCTCCCTGGCATCAATCTGAAAAGGATTGACAACAGGAACACGGCGAACATCATTCTGTAGTGAAACATCTCTTGTAAAATTATATTCTCTCCACCAGTCTGACATTTCTATCATACTGATGAGTCTGGCACTGGACAGTTTAAGCAAGGCCAATACTATGGCTTCTGTGAGCCCTTCATTTGCTTCAAACAGACGGGAATCACGCTGAGTCACATCCGCATAGACTGCGAAACTTTCAAATACTGTTCCGGATCCAGTTGTATAAAAACTCATTGTGATTCTCCTAGTTTAGATTACTCAATTGAACTGTCAAAAATACCACATACGCCGGCCAAGTCATACAACTCGCCAACACCGTAAATTGCAGAACCAACCACATCAAAACCACGCTTGGTGGCTTCACGCTGAGATTCGATACGGATGTCTTGCATCATTGCAAGACCAAATGCATCTTTGTGGATAATACAGTTGGCATAATCACCAGAGGCAGCTGAGGCAGCTGTACTAGTTGCAATCAAGCTGGACTGATATACAGGAACTCCACCCAACATACCCATGAAGCCGTTTTGTAATGCTGAGTTACCAACCATTGACGCAGGAGCGGCAAAGGTGCTGGTTAAAACGCTGGCAACATCATAAGCCACATTAGGGTGTAGAACGATGGCACAATCATTACTTGTGTCATAGCCTTGGCTGCGTAGTTTAGCAATTGCTTGGAAAAGCAATGCAGGTGTAGCGGCAGTAGTAACACCACCAACTGTGGTTGCTAAAGTGTTGGCCAATGCCAACAAGTCTGTGTCCATCTTGCGAGCAATTGCTTCGCCAAATAAACGACCAATGTCTGCAATAACATTGGCACTAGAAGCCATGATGGCCAAGTCACTGATCTGTGCAGTTAAACCAACTTCACTTACAGTTAGTGTGGCACCATCTGTACTGACTGCTGTGAATGTAGGCGCTGTGCCTTCAGTCAAAGCGGCTGCTGTTTGCTTTGGATAAATTGGAACTGTCACTGTCTTCCCAGTACCAGGGCTTAGTGTGTAGTTGCGAACTAGACCACGCATGATGGACTTTTCGCTTGCTACAAAGAGAGCTTCGGCGACAATGCTTGGTAGCAAGTCGTTTAGGGTTGTTGTATTTGTAATTGTCATAATAATTTTCCTTTAATTTTAGGATATGCCCATCGCTTTGCGATATTCGGCATATTGTTTTTTGTGCTCTGGATTCTTCATATCAAGACTTGCAAGATCAAGTTTGGCATTTGAAATACCACCAGTTACATTGCTACGGCTGTTGCTGGTTGAAGGTGTCGCTGATACAAAGTGTGGATTGTTTTGTAACCATGTTTGAACAAAACTATCAACGGATAATAGACGACCTGAATCATCATAGCGAACTTTACCTTCATCATCTAAAACTTCTACTTCACCTTCTGGGTTAAGACGCAGATTATTTCTAATCAAACTTTTAACCTGACCAGGATTCACAGCACGATGTTTAGATGCCGCATCAATGATTGGAGTTTCTAATTTAAACTGTTCAATCATGCGATCTCGTTTTTGAATCTCTGCATCCTTCTTGGACGCGAGCTCTTGAATCACTTTATCAAAGTCTCCTCTACGCACAGCATTCTCTTGTTCACGCTTGGCGTGTTGTGTGAGAATATCACGGATCTGCTCCGGATCGCCTAAGTCTTCATACTTGCTGGCTACCTTTTTGGTAATTGCACTTTTGGTGCGAGCCATCATGTCGTCAACTTCTTTTTGTGTGTAAGATCTCTCTGATGCCTGATTTAGTGTTTCAGAAGTATCAGTACCTTCTGTTGTGCCAATGTTGTTATCGGTCATTGTGTCCTTTGCCGGGTCTTAGCCGTATGTTTATGTAGGGGCTCTATGCCCCAGTATTTTATTTAGTCCAAACTATCCAGTATGTTCTTAGCCCAGACTAAACCAGCTGGACCTCCCCATAAGAGATATGCTTGTGTGCCTGGCGTGTTAGAACCGGGTTTATAATATGTTGCGGCACGACTTAGAAAACTGTAAGTTCTTTTTACGGTATCTAAACTTACATCTTCTCGCTTGACAAATTGTCTAGCACGAGCCAAACCAACCGCAGTGCCACCTTGTCGACTTCTTGGACTGGCCATACGCAATCGTAGGCCACGCCTGGCGGCCATGGCCATTGCTACTGTGGGTTGGTAACTGTCAGCCATTAGTTATTGGCAGCGGCTTCAGCACCAGCCTGCACAATAAGTTCTACAGTGACTTCTGGATGCAGGGCTAAGATTTCATCATTGCTATAACCTTCCATCAACATGTCTTGAATATGCGCTAATCGATCTGCTGGTGAACTGTTGGCCAGGCTTGGATGTTCACCTTCAGTGCTGGCGTCGATGGGTGCATTGACATCACCCAGTTCTGCTTCCAGCAATTCAATGTCTAGTATTTCTGCAATGCGACGATCTATTTCTGTTTGAACTGCTGGATTGGCAGTGAGTGTTTTCATCTTGGCCATTTGATCTAATTCGTTATCAATATTGTGTAAGGCAAAGTTATCTGGGTAGTCAATGGTGCCTGTCCATTCAATGCCAAGATAGTCGGAAACCTGTTGCCAAATTTGTTCTTCAGCAAGTTCTAGATTATCAGCGATACTACTAAGGCGGGCGTTGAGTAATTGGAATTCTGTTTGAATTGAAATGCCTGAACGAGTGGTTGTTTCTGTGGCTCTAACACTGCCTACATTGCCCATGCTGTCAATCATTTGTTTACGGTTGTTGATACTTTGATAGATTGAACTTACCTGGCCGCCTTGGAACTGTAGCACATATGGCTTCAGGGCTGGATCCATGTTCTCTGGCACAGTGATGATTTGGCCTGCGGCGGCTCCATTGACATTGGTATCTGCTGTGGCAACCAGGCTTGGATGTGTGTCAAGACTGATGCTGGCATAAACTTCACTGAGTTCATTTGCAATCATTAGTTGTTGGTCAGCAATGTCATTCAACATGCTGACACCAAGACCACGAACAGGACTGCGTTCAGCGTACACACATACAAAAGGTAAACGGCCCAGTTGATTTGGTTCAACCATATATTCTTTACCACTTGCATTTCTAGTATCAATCACATAAGTCACAATTGATTCTTTAGTCCACTCTTTGATTGTGGTTTCAGTATCATTGATTTCTTCAAGATACTTGATGTATTCTAATTCATATGCACCGTTGACTTGTCTGGCCCAACGCCAATCAGTAACTGCCAAGGGTGTCATCAGTGATAGGTAAGGACGAATATTTTGTGAAAGTTCATCTGCCAGTGTTACAGCATTGGCATTGGGCTTGGCCACACACACCCAGCAATGTCCAAACACACCTGACCAAATGGCAACTTCTTTCATAAACGCATTCATGTTGCGTCCATCTAGGTCAGCATCTTCAATGATATTTTGTAATTGTGGTACTAGTTCAAAGGCATCCCAATCTCTGCCAGGAGCTTGACGAAATAAGAAACTCACATATAAACTAATTAAGGCCTTACATTGATTATCTAATGGTGTAGTTTTAAGTCTTTGATCGTATTCTTTATTGCTTTCAAGTTGGTATCTTGTTAGATAGGCACCGTTGCGGAAATCATCTCCGCCTTGGTAACTGTCCAATAGAAATTGCCAACGCTCACGCTGGCGTTGGTATAGGTTATTAGTTGAAACGGCACGCGAGTACGCTTGCTGTAGAGTTAGTTCAGCCATAGGAAAAGGCTCCTTTATCGTTCATTTTTTATTTATGCAAGAGCGTGACCGAATCGTTGCGGTTGCCTTGGCACAATGGGTCGTGCAATTGGATATAAAAATTCCAGAGCATAGGTCAATGCATCTGCCCCATGATCCCATCCTGAGTCTTTGGCGGGTTGCATTGTGCCTTCTTTGTAACTCCAATTCTTTAAACATGCAATGGTTTTCTTACATGAGCTATCTATATAGAAGCGTGTGGTTGAATCTGGTCTCTTGAAGAACAAACTGTTGCCAGCATTGATTCTATCTCGCACCAAAGGATGTTGACGATGATAGCGTGTGACAAAGCCAGCCATCTCCAACAGTTTGATATCTGTGTTGCCGCCTGCACTGGTCTTTCTTTGAACACCTGCTGGGTCTGGGAACACAGTTATAGGATTCAATGGATATCTTAAACGGATCTCATCAATCATCTCTGTGGTATTACTATTGTCAATGTATATCTCATCGTAGACTTCAAAGCCATCTTTGATGGGTCTGCCTATCACTGCCGAGCATGGGGTCACATTAAAGTCCATGCCTATGTAGATGGGTTCACGCTCTGTGGGTCTGCGTACTTCACGCTGGTTGTGATCACCAAACTCATTGAAGATAACACCAGCAAAGGTAACCCAACTTGCTTCATACTCTTGTTGGAATATCTTTGGTGATAGATCTGTTCTTGCTTGTTCTATCTCATCTGCATCTACAAAGCCACCCTGGGCTGTGGTGTATGTAAAACTTGCCCAACCTTTTTTGGTAAGATAGTTATCATAAAGATCTCTTGCGGCTTGATTGCCTGCCTTGGGAGTGCCAATAAAAAGTGCATGACCTTTTTGATCTGCCAAGCTGGGACGGATTATCTGGCTCCATATCTCATCTAGATCTAGGTCACAGAACTCATCCACAACTATGAATGAGATTGATTCACCACGCAGGTTATCACCTTGTTCTGCACTCTTCAAACATATTTGACTACCATTGACCAAGGTCAAGCGAAGTTCGCTTTCATTGGTGTCGGCAATCCAATTCAACTTCTTCAGTTTCTTCTTTAACTTGGACCACACTAGACTCTTGGCCTGTTGGCGGCTTCCTGTAAGATACCATACCATACTGTTGGGTGTTCTTGCAAAGCGAGCCAGTTCACGCATGGCCAGGAATGTCTTACCTCCACGACGACCTGCTACACAAACTCTAAAGCGTGTTTCACAAAGGGCTATCTCTTGTTGCTTGGCACTTAACGGCATAGCACACGATTGATATGATCAGCAATACGACCTGCTTCTTCAGGTGACACATAATAACTGCGATTGTGAGTTGTGCCTGAGACACCATCCCGGGTTGTTGTTGAGATTTTAAGATGTAGTTCTTCTTGACTTAACCAGGCCAGGCTAACTTGTAATTCGTAATCGTCAAGTTTCTGTATCAGCATCAAGCGGTTCCTGTTGATCTTCCACAGCGTCATCATCCACTGTGTCATCATCCATATCGTCAGTCCAGGGTAAAGGTCTAACATCATCACTGGTGGTTCCAGCATCCGATTGCAAAAGTATATTTTTTCCAAGCCAAATTAAAAGTGCTGGATTTAAGTTTTCAATGGCAGCTCTAAGTTGAGCCTGTCTTAATGTTGTTTTAAGATTGTGGCGACCTTTTATGAGATAATCCGCAAAATGTCTGCGTAGTGTATCTTCCTTGACACCAAAGTAATTGGCTATCTCACGATCAGTACAACCTAGACTGGCTTGATGTTCTACTTCATCAGGTGGCACAGCAATTTTATTACGGCCGATCACAATGCCCATCTTTACGATTTCAGCCCAGTGACCTGTTTGAGGGCCTGGTTTATTGTAGGGTTTATTGTTTGATTCTTCTAGCATTTTCTTCCTGTGTCCTTTCAGCAATAAAGCCCAGTAGTTCTGGATTGGCTGAGAAT